GTGGAGTTTACCGTTTAGAAACCAGTGCTTAGAACCGTCTGTATATTCAACAGCAGGACCGTCTTCACGATGGCGTTTGCCGTTTAGATACCAGTATTTAGTACCGTCTGCAAGTTCAACAGCAGGGCCGTCTTCACGGTGGCGTTTGCCGTTTAGATACCAGTGCTTAGAACCGTTTGTATCTACCTTTACTTTTGACTTGTTCATATTCTCCTCTACCATTGCTCACCTAGTCTTTTACCAGACAAACAATTTCTGATTCTGTTTCTATCCAAACTTTAGCTCCACAACTAAGGGGTTTGTCGGGTGAATAAATAACCTTACACGGACCCTTAATTAAGGCTTCATGACAGTAATCGTTGCTCTTATAAGTCTTAACTGTTAACACCGGCTCTCGATTTCCGGTCTTTTTATTTGATCTAATCTTGTGTTGGTTAACATGAATTCTCTTTTTCATTCTTCATTCTCTTTGGTACGAGCGGCGGGACTTGAACCCGCATGCACCTAGTGCGGTTGATTTTAAGTCAACTCCGTATACCAATTCCGGCACGCTCGCATAATGATAATTTATTATACCTGCTTTTATCTCGCTTGTCAAGCCACCTTAATGTTGCGACCTCTATAGGTTTTTGTCACGCGCCGAGGTCGCCGCGATCATCAGTTTCTCTTCTTTCCCAGTAATAGCGTTCTAGGTCTCTGCCCAGGCTCAATAATTCAAACGTTTTTTTGTATGTACCGTCTGACTGCGAGAGAAATTTATCATTTTCGTTAATGAAAATGGCAATGTCATATGTGTACTCTATAGAGTGCCCCATCCAGTCATAGAAATCTTTGTCATAAGATATCTTTACAACCTTGTCTAACTCTTTGTAGAACTCATCTTTCGTTTCTATTTTACTTGTCACTTTGACTCTCCTTACACTTTTTACAGAGTGCTAAATCCTCAACGATAAACCCTTGTTCTTTCCCATTCGGCAACCTGCAAACCGCTGTCACAGGAAATTCAATCCCATTGTGCTCCCATGCAATCCGCTGAACAATCATGACTTTTCCGAGCACAGCCTGTGAATAATGCCGGCGATCAAAGAATCCTTTCAATTTGACCTTATCACCAACCTTGAACTTGTTTCGATTATTTGGCTTTGATGTCATCATTTAGCCCTCACCTGTGTGATTTATCTTTTCTTGGGTGGAGGGGGTGAGATTCGAACTCACTCAGCCTTTCGGCACCGGTTTTACAGACCGGGGCAACTCTCCAACTTTACCGCCCCTCCGAACTTGTATATATTATATCAATCTTTTGTGCTGCTGTCAAGCTTTTCTAACTCATTCATATAATAAGTATGTTCTTTGCATCGTGGTTCATAGTCGCCTTTGCCACCAACCATTACTTCCCGTTCCTCATTATTTAAACGAACAGAATAATAAGCATCTTCACCACAAAAGCAGACTGCTGGACAAATTTCAATCTTTGTGGCGTATGGCATCATTTTTGTCATTTCCTCAAATGGTTCGCCTGTTGATGAGAGTTGTAGTGACGAGACATAGACTGATTTGCCCTTCTTATAAAGATCAATAAGCATACCTGAAATGCCTGGAATCATAAAAGCTTCATCAACAGCAACTACGTCTGCCCTACCCAAATGAGCTAAAACATCTTTACCTTGAATAATGTTGATTGAACGCCAGCGAACTCCGTTATGGGAGATAACAGACTCAGTAGAGTATCTTGTGTCCATGTTGGGTTTAAAAAGTTTAATAACTTTCTTTTGATACTTTGCCCTTTCCAACCTCGCCAACATCCTAGATGTTTTACCACCGAACATTGAACCTGTATAAATAATAAATTCTTGTTTCATAGATAGTCATTCCAATCATCTGGCATATTGTTAATAAATTTGTTTTTTCTTCCCACAACTAGCTTCTTTGGAATGGTTGGTTTAGTTTTTAAACTCATTTCTGTCTTATTGAGAGAACTACTGCCTTTTTTTTGGTTGCATCGATTACAGCAAGTTACAATGTTCTGCCAAACCTTTTTACCTCCCTGTGAAACAGGGATAATATGATCCAAAGTAAAGTTCTGTCTTGTTAGTTGTTTAGAGCAATACTGGCACTTGCCCTCATCACGGATAAAAACATTCTCCCTGCTGAATTTAACTGCTCTATTGAATTTAAATCTTTTAAGAACTTTCCCCACAAATCGAACAATAGAGGGAACATTTAAGACTTCATCTACGGTTTTGATAAACCTATCTTCATAGACAGAAACAATCTCTACTCTTCCAGCAAACCACATAGAAATAGCAGACTGCCACTTAACATGAGTCATTGGTTGATAAGCCGATGATAATACCAAAGTATCCATTTTATACCATAATTAGTGAAATTGGGACACCTTTTACCCCGTGCCCCCCTGCGGGTTAGTCTCGGCCTAAGTGTGCATCACCCCCTTGGCGGCCTTATAGACTAAGTTACTTGCTTTCCAATATCAAATTTATAATCCATATCATAAATGGCAGCAACTATCCAAGAGTTATTTTTAGTTTTTTCCCATTCTGCCTTACAAAGAAGGTATGCTTTTGAAGCTGCTTCGGGAAAATTATGCCTTTCAATGTTGCGTATTTTTGTTTCTTGTGTTTTGGGTTCTGTAAGCACAATTTGGAACTTTTTCATTTTGACCTCGCTTAAATAGTATAAGTGATCTTGACCTCATTGTCAAGGGCTAAAACCAGTCTTTACCAAAAATACAATTTTTTGACTGACTCCAATAAGCAAATTGCTTACATTTGTCGAAAGAATAGACTTTTAACAACTCCTCACCAAAAGTAGACTTGCCCTTTATAAGTGCCTTTTCGTATTGAAAGTGCCACCACTCAGCGCCACCATAGGAGCCTCCTTTAAAGAAAGAACTGCGAGCACGAATAGAATGAAAACCATGTTTTAATGCAAGGGATGTAAAATCAATAAATTTATCAGTGACTTCTTTTTTATTCAATTTTGTCTTGCCGCTTGAACGTGTTACATAAGTTCCTTTAATGGTCATTTCCTCGCCTTTATCACAGCGCATCCATACTCTCCATCTCCGGTTACCAAGGTTTTCAATAACATAAGGGTCTTTATCTGGTTTATACATGCCTGTTGGTAACGCCATATCAAATGCTAAACCTACATAGTGAAAGGATTTTTTTGAGCGGGCTTTCCCTTTTTTAGCAGTCAATCCTCTTCTGCCCCCTGCTGAAGTGAGGTAACCGCCTAATTCTTGGACTTCCTTATAGAGTGCGTTATAAGCTTTTGCTGCGTCGGAACGGAGGGTAACGCGGGTATAGCCTGCTCTACCTGGAAACTTATCTGCTGGGCATTTAACCCAATTTAACTTTTCTGTTTTTAGTAGGTCTTCTTCATTTTGAATATCTTCGCTAATAAGGTCATAATCTGAAACTTTTAAAGCTTTGTTTAAAATTTTAATTGTTATTGGCCCAACCTTTCCATCAATAGAAAGGCTATTGTTTGATTGAAACTTCTTTACTGCTTTCTCTGTTGCTGGTCCAAAGGCTCCATCGCACAAGCCTAATTCATAACCCAGTGCTTCAAGCGCTTCTTGTAATTCGACCACCCGATGGCCAGACGAGCCTTTCTTTAATAACATTTTAGGTTCCTTTGATTAAATTCCATATTGCCAAACCGACAGAACCAACAATTCCAGCGGCTGCCGT